CAGCAGTCCGCTGAGAGCATCTTCCCGCATTTGGGTCATCCGGGTCTCTGCATCGGTGATGTAACTATCATCCCAATCCACACTGAGTGCAGTGTCCGGGTCAACGTCCGCTTGCTGTAGGTTTTTAGCGGCCCATAAGATCGCCCGAACAATGGAGATCAGTGCGCCTTCGATGGGGATCTGGTTTTTGTTTGCGCTTTGCACCAGATCCTGCCGGCTGCCGTTGTACTCGGTGGCCGTGGTGACCTTGCCCAGCTCAAAGTTGTACCGGTGACAGCCCAGGCCGCACTTGAAGCTGAACAAGTCCAGCATATCCTGTACGGCTTTGTAGTTCTGCTCCACCCGCAGGTCAGGGTTGTACTCGTGATACTCGCTGGCCTGGTCCAGACTGCCCGCCTTTTCCGGCAGAGTGACAAATTGGCTTACTACATCATCGTCCGGCGGGATGGCGTGCTCTGCGCCGTCTTTGTCCACGACCTTCCGGCAGATATCCGCAGAGTAGAAGATCTTTTTGTGGCCCAGGCGGATATCTTCCCGGTAGTTGTCAAAAGCCAGGTCGATGCCTTGCGCCTCGGCCAGCGCTTCGGCGAAAACGCTCATGCCGAGGCCATCACCGCCAGGGATGTTTTTGACTGCTGCCGGGCTGAACAGGGCAAACCAGGGCGGCGAGCCAGTTACCGTGATGCTCTCCACCATGCCCGGCGGGGCAGGCATCTTGCGGAAGTCAGGCACTCCAGAAACCGGGCCGGACGTCCGGAACCACTCGTTGCGGATGGTTCTCCGGGTCTCGTTGCCGGTGTGCGTCTGTAAGTATACTGCGGGCTTGCCGTCTATCCTGCACTCGGAGACAAAGGCCGCTTCGGTCACGATGCCCCGCTCCACCCGCAGGGGCAGGATGCAGGAAGCCGGGTCATAGTCCAGCTGCAGCCGGGTCTCCGGGCCGGGGAGCGCTTTCCCGTTCACGACGGTCAGGTTCTCGGCACTCAGCACAAATGCCCCGGTGCCGGACCAATACGCCTGCTCCACCAGAGCATTGGCATTGCGCCAGAAGTGCAGCTCCCGAAGCAGACCTCCCACCTGCTGCTCATCGTCTCCAAGCAGATACCGGGCGGTGTCAGCGTCCTTGATCTGGAAGGTGGTGCGGTCATTCAGCAATAGGTTTGCCCAGTCCTCACAGACCCGCTTGGGCATCCGCAGGGATGCCAGCCGGCGTTTTTTTGCACCGCCTGCATACTCTGCTGTGCGGGTGTGTACGCCAGGCACTTCCCCCTGCCACCATTGCCGCCAGGTCTCGATCTGTCCATAGTAAGCAGGGTCCAGTTCCCAGCCTCTGGTCTTGTGCAGATAATCCAGGAATGCAGTGATATTCATGT